GCGATAATCCTCGCCCTTAATGGTGACAACATCACCGTGGCTCAAAAACGAAAAACTGGTGGTGGCAAAGGTCACCTTGCAGGACCGCCCAATAGACATACCGCCAAAGGCATCTTCGTCGGGCTTATCAAAAATCACAGTCCCTGTTTTACGGCCACCATTGCCTGTCACAACGGTGGCCGTTTCGCCCATGTCATCAAAAAACGCGCTCATGCGCTCGACAAAGGGCATGGGTCACCTTTAACGGTTTTGGTTTTTGCGTTTTTCGTCAATAAACGTTTGTTTATCGGTTTCGTCCCAAATGCCGCGCCCTGCGCCGACTAAGGCGCTGGCTTCTTCCGTGGTCACAGTGACAATGTCGCCCACCGCTGCGTGGGTGGCTTTGTTATCGGGACCGACAACAACGCAGGGCTCTGTGATTTTGATTTTTAATAAAGACATAACAAACCTTTCTTTTTTTCAATGGCTATTAAACGGTCCGCGCATCATCCATGACCGCAAAGGCCGATGGTTGACGAATCCCAAAATCAGCAGACTGGTTCAGTGTGATCCGCACCTGACCTGTGGTGTCCAAACTGTAGGGGTTGATAATAAGTTCAGGCGCATCAAAGAACGCCAAAACCGCCATATCCCACATGGACGAAAAGATCACCGACGAACAATCGGTGCTTGCGCCTTTGGTTAGAGTGTTGGGAACGTTGTTAGAGATGGCCGCGCGGTAGCCATTCAAAGGCGTGGCCCCACCGTCCCAAATAAAGGGAAGGTTGGTGGCTTTTTGAGTGATTTTGGCAAAGCCACGGATTCTGGTGTTTGTCAAATATCCTGCCGTTCCATCAGGCTCGGCGTTGGCGTTGGCCACGGCGGATTCCAGACCTACAACGTGGCTCCAGTTAAGGGCCAAACCGGCTGGCCCGCCCACAACCGATCCAATGCCCGATGTGCTGCGAATGCCGCGCATGTTGTTGCCGGTTCCGTTTCCATTGATACACTCGTTTTCAATGGTCACGGCCATGGACTGCAACAGGTCGTCACGCAGCATGGCCTCAATGGCAATGCCCGCTTGGAAAATGGCTTGCTTAGAATACTCAACAAAGCCCCCTTTGCGTTTTGGGGCCAAAGAGATTTTCGCCGTTGTGGGCTGGGTTTCCGTCAATGCTCCAATCTCTGATACGTTGGAAATGGACGTGGCCGCCGTTTTGCGCGGGATATCAATGTTGCTGGACAAGCCTGTCAAAACCCGAGCCCCTAAGCCCGCCATAACCAGATTGGCCCGCAAAACATCCGTGAAAAGATCGTTGCGCAATTCTGTGGCCACAAGGTTTCCGGCCTCAGACGCGGTGCCCACGTTAAAGTCACGACGGAAAATATCGTAAGGCACAAAAAAACCATTGTCAGACAAAGGCTTGTTGACGCGCTTGGCGGTTTCTTGCGTGGCGTCTCTTTCAAGGCCTGCATCCGACCAATCGCCGGTCAATCTCGCTTGGATCAATCGGATAAGGGAAAAATTCCGCACCTCTTTTTTGCTCATGCCAATGTACTGGCTGCTGGTGTCCATGTGCTTTGTGGACATTTTGGCCATGATGGTGTCTTTGAATTGATCGACACTGTGGCCGTTGCGCAAGGCGAGATCCACGTCGTTGTCGGTAACGTAGTTGCTGTGGGCCTTTCTCAGGTCGAGAATGCCATTCATGCGGGCTTGGGGGTCGTGTTGGGTCAGGGCTTCGGTCATTTTAGGTTCCTCTTTCGTGATGGTGATTTGGGGGTGGGCTTTGGTTTGAATGTCAGGCTGGGGTTCAGGGTCAGGGGTGGAAGTATCATCCGACCGCCCCACACCGACGCCAATATCAGCGGGGATGGACACGAGGGAGATTTCATAGGGCTGCCAGTCCGTGGCCCTGTAAACCTTGGTTTGGCCTTGGCCCTTAACCTCTTCAAATGTATGCACGACGTAACCGACCGACACAGACCGGCGGATGCCGTCTAAAACATCCTGATAAATCTCTTCGGCCCGTGCGCTACGGCCAAAACGGACAACGGCCCTTGCCAGACCGTTGCCCTCGTCAACGGTGACGCTGTCCACAACACCGATCACATCGTTTGGGTCATGATTGACCAACAAATTGGCCCCGCTTTCCAAACGATCCAAACGAATCTCTTGGCTACGGTGGCCCAAAATCTCCATGCCAAAGGTGCGCTCGTAGGGAACATCCGAGCTAAAGGCCAGCGTGACGGTGCGATCATCCGACGGCTGTAAATCCGCGGTTTTGATCTGCAAGGTCCGTGTGCATTTGACGTTTGTTTTCATGGGGTATTATCCTGCTGTGGTTCAACCGTACCTTGGGCAACACCCTTGCCAAGCGAAAAATTCAGGCCCAAACTTTTTGCGTCATCCTGCTCTTTTTGCAGCTGCGCCCAGACGTCATACAGGTCGCGGCCTTGTTGGGCGGCGGCCTCTGTTCTGCTCATCAGGCCGTTATTGATAGCGGCAATGGTGGCCTCAATATCCTTCAGCGGGTCCACCCACGCCCAGCGGCGGCCTTGCCAGACGTGGCGCATGGCCTCCCCCCGATCCCGAACGGACAAGGGTATGCCGCGATCACTAAGAATCAGGCCCTTCAAAATCGCAATATCCAGCCATGCTTCGTAAACGGGGATTAAAAAAGCCTCAGCAAACCAGTTTTGCAGCAGCATCCAATTGTCGCGCTCTTCCAAAACGCCCGCCCGAATCGACGAATAATTGACCCCCTCCAGATCGTTCGCCAGTGTGGCATAGGACACCCCAAGACCCGAGGCCGCCGCCTGCAAAAACGACTTTACAAAGGGGCCATAGTTGGCCTCGGGATAGGTTGGGTCAAAAGACTGAAATGTTGTCCCCGCGGGCAAAGAATCAATCACGCCCGCCTCCACCGTCGTCATCAATCGCCCTTGGCTGTCTTGGCTATCGGCCAAACCCAGTGATGATCCTTCGGCGGTTGTGAAAAACCCCATCTTGGCGGCCCCCACGTTGGCCGCAATCAGGGCCGCATCGTGAAAAGTCCCCAGCTTTTGCAGGGTTTCCATGGCCGTGTGCATCCATGGCACCCCCCGTACTTGCTCCGGCTCTAGGGGCAAAAAGATATGCAGGATCTGATCCGCGGGGATGCGCTCGGTTTTCTGTTGCAGGGCGTTGCCCGTGTAGACCTCGGCGGGGTTGGATCCCTTGAAATGGTACGCCACAGGCCGCCCCACAGCGTTCAATTCCACGCCCATTTTGATGATGCCGCCGTTGTCCAAACGCTTATTCAGCCCCGTGTCCAAACGGTCCACGGCCAAAACCTGCAGGGCAAAATCCCAAGCGTTGCCCGCCGCAGTGCCCTTGATCTTTTTCACAATGGCCTCGCCATCACGCACAAGGGTTTTCACCAGCAATTCCTGCACACCCACAAAGGACAAATGGCCCGTGGATTCACACACCCCGCGCCGCGCCCATTTGTAAAAACTATCTTCGATCAGATCGTTGGTTTTCTGATTCAGCTTGCCACCGCGCCGGCCTTGCACGTTTAACAAAAACCCGTTGGGCCCCACGATGTGGGTGGCACACATTTGGATAAACCGCTTGGCGTGGTTATTGTCCCGCATCAGGGACCGCGACCGCGCCCGCATCAGTTCCAGTTGCCCCATCAAATCACTGTTGACGGTGCCAAAAGACCCCGTAAACACATCGTTTAAACGGGTGACAACCCCCGCGCTGAAATTGCGGATTTCACGAAAAAAAGGCACCAAAGCGTGATAGCGGGGAAAAAATACGGGTTGCGCAGGCGCGGGCTGAGGCGTACGGGTAGGCTGCTGCTTTTTTTTAAAAAACCCGAGCATCACCGCCGCATCCTGACATACAAACGGTTGTGGGTGGGCAGGCCCTTGGCCAGTCGCTCGGCCTGCTGATCGGCAAAGGCCTCGCGCTTATAATGATCACGCCATTGCATCAATTCCAAAATCGGGATGTACTTCAGGGACCGCGTCCCGATGGTGTATTCTTGCTGTTCTTTGGTGGACCGGTTTTCCAGCATGGCCTCGATGGCATCCAGCATGCGGCGGGCGTGGGTTCGCGCCTCAAAGGTGCTGTTGGCCGTGGCCAAGTTGGGGGTCACGGTCAACGTGCCTGTTTCCAGCGTCACCCGCACGCCCGTTTTGGTGGCATAGCTGGCCCATTGGTAAACCCCAGCAGGCAACCCCGCCGACTGCACCGCCGTGATGGTGCTACTCCACCCCGTGCCCGAGGTGGTGGCGGTCACATCCAAACTGCCCCCCGATCCGCGAAAACTTGTGGCCAACGTATATGCGGCGGAATCAATCGGCAATCCAGTGACAGTATCCACACCCGCCGCCGTCAGCCACGTCAAAGAATCGCCGGAAATCAGGGTGCTAGGGATACTCATACCCCCAGCATGGCGTAGGCAACACGGCTGCCAAGGGTTTTTTAGGGGGGTTACATTCTTTTTTGAGCGGCCATGTCGTCAAAAAAAGTGCCAGTTTTTTCAAGAGTAGCTTTTTTGCCGGTGAATTCCTGCCACCGCTTGACGATCACGTCGCAATACTTGGGGTCGAGTTCCATCAATCTGGATTTGCGGCCAGTCTTCTCGCAGGCAATAGCCGTGGTCCCAGATCCACCAAAGAGATCCAGCACTAAATCTTTGCTTTTAGAGCTATTTTCAATCTGATATTGAAATAACTCTACAGGCTTCATCGTTGGGTGGTCTCCGTTGCGGTTGGGCCTGTTAAAATCCAGCACCGTAGTCTGGGATCTGTCGCTGCCCCAGAAATGGGCGGCGCCTTCCTTCCAGCCGTAAAGGCATGGCTCGTGTTTCCAGTGGTAGTCTTGTCTACCCAAAACTAAGTGGTTTTTGCTCCAGATCAAACACTGCCGCACCTTCCATCCAATGTCTTGAGCAGCACCTCGAAAATTTAGGCCCTCGGAGTCTGCGTGCCAGATGTAAAAAACGGCGCCGGGGCGCATAACCGAGTCAGCGGCCAAATAAGCCTCCCGAAGAAAATTTCTAAAGTCATCGTTTTTCATCGAGTCGTTTTGTATCGTCAAAGCGTCTGCGGTTTTGCCTTCATAGCTAACATTATAAGGCGGGTCAGTGATTAAAAGGCTTGCCTTAGCCCCCCCCCCCCATCAATGATTCCACATGATACAGGCTTGTGCTGTCGCCACACATCACCCTATGATCCCCTAATAACCAAATGTCGCCAAGAACAGTCACAGGATCTTCGGGTGTTTCTGGTATATCATCTGGGTCGGTCAATTCTTGGCCCGTGTTTTCATCTTGCAAAAGATCAGAAATTTCCTCATCGCTAAAACCAATCATAGACAAATCAAAATGATCCTCTTGCAAAGCGAGCAATTCCAAAGACAGTAATTTTTCGTCCCACCCTGCATTTTCGGCAATTTTGTTATCAGCTAAAACCAAAGCCCGCCGCTGGGTTTCGGAGAGATGCGCCAACATAATCACAGGCACTGTCGGCAGGCCCAACCGCTGCGCCGCCATCAAGCGCCCATGTCCCGCAATGATGACGCTGTCCTCTCCGATAAGGATGGGATTAATAAAGCCAAACTCCGTGATGCTACCGGCAATCTGACTGACCTGCTCGTCCGAATGCGTCCGCGCATTGCGGGCGTATGGGATCAATGTTTCAACAGGTAAGTGTTTGATTTGTAAATTAAGCATAATTGTCACTCTTTCATAAGCATGATAATTGCCAAGGTTTTTTTTAACGCCCCAACACCCGATCCGTAAACGCACTGCGCCGCGTGTGGATGGCCGGTGCGCGTGTGGTCTTTGTCGGGGAAGGTGCCGACGATGGGGCAGCAACAGTGGCCTCAGCCTTGGGCTGCAACCGATCCGCAAAGACCTTCCAAATCTGGGTCCGATCCGCGTGCATGTACAGGACGTGCAGGGCGGCGTAGGCGTAAACCTCACAATCCAACGCCTCGTTGCGGTCCGTGCTTTTTTTCGTCCATTCCTTTTTGGGATACCCGTTGCGGTAACGAATGATCTGTCTTTCTGACGTCAGCTGTTTAAAATACTCTGGCCCAACCCCATGATAAAAATGATATTGCCCCTCGCCCTCTGCGGATTTCAGGCGGGCGTAAATGGTGCTTTTTATGGTATCGGATCCCACCGGATACAGCTCCGCCCCCTTTTTGATCGCCTGCCCCTTGTAGTTCAAATCCACTTTCACAGGCCGACCCACGGGGGAC